CCTAATGGATTAGGACGCGACTCCTTGATGCCGACTTGCTTATTCATGTTTGCCTGGTGAACTGCATCCCATGCAGCATGGGCGTCTACGTTCATGGCATCCAGTGTTCCAATAGCCACAACACAGAGATCGATCAAGGCGTCTACTGCATCGTCAGCATTCTCTGCTGAGCGAAGCTCCTTCATCTCCTCATCGAGGAAGCTATAGCGGAACTCTAGAAACTTATGAAGCATCTCATTATCCAGAGCGTCAACTACTTTGTGTACACCATAGTGCTTATGCATTCGAAATATATCTGCAGCCCAATCTTTAGACATTCTTTAACCCCATTTTCATTACTGTTTTTAATAATTCATTTCTTGCTTGGATACCATAATGCTGATCCAATATATGTACAGAGTGACTCAGCATGGATGAGGCTAATAAGACAACATCCTGTTCATTGTCACACATCATGATCTGCTGATGTATAGGCTGTGACAATTCCTTGGATCTCAACTGTAGTTCTTCTTGTCTTCTCATATCCATTCTGGTTTATCCCTCTTAGTCCACTTGTGTAAGCTTGACTTTCCTATCTTATAATAGTTCCTATAATTTGTACATGGGTCATTGCTAACTTTATACTCGTCTGCCATAGCTGAAGGCATAGGTGTCCAGTCCCAAGCTTTTAGATTGAATGGTGGTGCCTGAAGGTCTATGGCAAGCTCAGAGCACTTGTGCTTCTTGCCATACCTATAGGTGTACTCGTCTAGTAGACCGAATAGATGGTCAGACAGCCACATATAGTTCTCGACAGACTCACGGCACCAGACAGCTGATGGGTGGTTGACATGTGTAGACTTATACATGATAGCCTCACGGTTGTCAGACAATATCCAACGCTTTATACGGCGGCCTGAAGATGTGTCGATATACTCTTCACCGTCTAGGATACGATGAGCTGTGGATAATAGCTGCGCAGACTCCAGTATCATCTTGACGACATGCTTGTCGACTAGACTCTGGGCTGCTTTGACTGGATCATGATCAACGTAAAAGATATTAATGGCCGCCTCCTGTGCTCCATTATCTATGGTATCACATGATCCAGTATTTGTACACAGTTATTTTTGCCATCTCTTAAAGCCAAGATCACGATGATACTTATTGGCTTGATTATAGAAAAGGATGCCATCTAGCTGATCCATACCCTGTTGGAATACTCTAGATGTCATTCCAGTAAAGGTCTTGGTGGTCGTCTCACCATTTGGTGTCTGAAACCGGACTTTTATTAGTTTAGCTCTTTTTACTTTGACAAGAAGACCAGGGAACGACATACTAGACTCTTCTAGTAATACTTCCTCTGATGAGGTATCAACAATCCTAGGATTATAACAGACTAAGTTCTCAGGAGCAGCGCGCATGGCAAAAACCCTATATAGGAGCCCAACCTGATTGGCTGCCATTATAATACCATTATTCTCATACATAAGCTTAATCATATTCTTTGCTAATTCAATAGGATCAGTAGGCGGATCAGCAAAGTTAAACTTATCACACTGTTTAATTAATATAGGATCATTTCCATCAACTAATTTCATCTTCAGGATCCTTTGCGCTTAGTGTAACTGTATTCTTAATCTCATCGACTTCCCACCATAGTGCGGTGTTCTCTCCCCATCCCATCTCCTTTAAGAGATCTTCTGGCAGCTCGATGAACAACTCACCGTTCTCATCTTCCTTCACGTCTGTAAACCATGTCTTCTTCATTTTGCAATCCTACTAAAGTTCTGGTTCTTCTCAAACTTAATTACATTCTCAAACTTATCACCGATCTGGTCTGACTTATGACTAATGATAAAAGTATTAGTGTCGACAGTCAGTTGATTTAGTATCTTCATAAACTCCTCAATGCCTGTAGAGTCAAGCGAGCTGTCAAAGACTTCATCCATAATTAGAATGTTTGTGTTGATAGAGTTGCGAAGCTTAGCCACTGCTCTCCATGTAAACAAGATAGCAAGATTGATACGCATCTTCTCACCCTCAGAGAAAGAGGCATAGCTAAACTCATCACGGAATCTTGACTTGATAGTCTCGTTAAACTCCTCATCGAGTTCAAACTGAACTACAAACTCTAGAGCTGCAAGATACTTGTTGATAAGTTTATTGATGACAGGGATATACTGCTTGATGATACGCGACTTAATACCACCATCCTTTAACAGTGATGCTGCAGCATTGAGTGTGATCTTCTCTTCCTCTTTATCCTTCATGTCATTGATGACAGACGTTAAGGATGCCTGTAATTCAACAAGCTTGCTATCATCGATCTCCTCATTAGTCTTCTCAATAGACTCAATCTCTGTCTGAAGCTCTTTACGATAAGCAGCTAGTGACTCCATCTTTGTCTTGATGCGATGACACTCTAGATTCTTATCGCTAATACTAGCATGAACCTCGGACACCTCTGATATTCTCGTACTAACTTTATCATACTCCAATGATAACTGCACGAGTCCTTCTTTGATATCACCAATCTTTGCCTGCTTAGTATCGATAGCCTCGGCCTTAAAGACTGAGTTGATCTGCTGAGTACACGTAGGGCAGTTATCATACTCGTGGAAGAACTTAACATCCTTGTTGAGAATATCTAAGTTAGCCTCAATACGCTGCTTTAGTGTTGACAGTTGATTTATCTTCTTAGACACAGATGGCTCGTCGGCTATACTATCTTGAAGTGTCTTAATGTCAGCAGTTACAGTCCAATACTCTTTATCAAGAGTTTCAATACTCTCATTTGTCGTTGCAATACGATCCATCTTATCCTTAATAATGGCTTCATTGCTGTTCTGTATCTGCCTAAGATGCTCGCTGATAAGACTCATCTTCTCGTTGATAAGTCTCTTCTGACTATTAGCCTCGACTATGGCATCCTTATTAGTTGTTATCTTGTCCTTAAGAAGTGTATTCATAGTCGTAAAGATCTGGAGATCCAATAGATCCTCAATGATCTCACGGCGCTGACCGCCCGGCAACTGCATGAATGGCTGGAATGTTGCAGACCCTAGAACGACAACCTGACAGAAAGACTTATGATTGATCTTGAGAATGTGCTTCTCTAAGATCTCTTGATAGTCCTTCATCTCTGCAGACTGGTTGATGAGGTTATCATTCTGATAGACCTCAAAGACTCCTGGCTTTAGTCCACGAACGATCTTATAGCTGTGAGGATGAATATCAAACTCTACCTCGACGACTGCTTCCTTCTTAGTGATCGAGTTTACTAGCTGTGGCTTATTGACTTTACGAAATGGCTTACTAAAGAGAGCAAATGACAGCGCGTCGAGAATGGTGGATTTACCAGCACCATTCTCTCCGATGATTAATGTCGTGTTACTCTTATTAAATTCTATCTCACTAAAGACATTACCTGTTGAAAGAAAGTTCTTCCAACGGATCTTCTTAAAAACTATCATGCTATATTCAATGCCTCATTGTATAGATTAACAATTGTTGTCTCTAGTCTAGCCTTATTTACACCGGCAGAATTTATCTGGTCAATATACTTTTTAAAGATATCAATAGTAGACTCAGCCTCATTGACGATATTGTCGTCAGTCTCAAGGTCAAGATTTAAGTTATCCTCTACGATCTGAAGATTAAGAGGATGAGCTGCCTCGATCTTAGATATCAATACATCGAATAGGTATGGATTAGTCTTATTCTTTACAATGACCTTAATAATCTTATCTTTAATCATATCGGGATCAATAATAGGCTTAAAGTCTTTACTATCGTCATACCAAATCTTCTCAAACATTGTATATGGATTTTTGACGAATGTCAACTCCTTCGTCTCTGTATCAAAGATGTGAAACCCTCGAGGATCATCGTAATCGCTCCAAGTAAACTGTCCATGACTGCCCAGATAGCGAATATTACCAGCACTAGACTTATGATGATAATGCCCAGAACATACGAGATCGAAGCGACCAAAGAGATCAGGGCTGTCGCCGTGTGAGAAGGGGCTTCCACAATACATCTGAAAGCCCGATAGCTCCAGGTGCCCCATGACAATAGCAGCTTTTGTGTTATTAATCGCATATAGTGACTCCTCACGGTTCTCATCATTTATCCATGGCAGAAACAATACCTTTGTACCATCAGCGTCTATCTCAGTTGGTCTCGTGTATATCTCGATGTCGTACTTGCGATCGACGATCTCATCGAGTGCGTTGACGCTATTGGTGTTCTTGTAGAAGACGTCGTGGTTGCCCGCGATGATCTTCATCTCAATGTCGTTGTGCCACAGCCGCTCTAGGAAGTCTTCCCTGAGGCGTTTAGCTGTGAGAAAGTTGATGTACTTGCGGCGATCAACCAAGTCGCCCAGATGCCACACATCGCTGATCCCATCACGAAGTAGGGTAGGGAAGAATATATCATCGAGGAAACGCTTGGTGTTGTCGATGAAGGCGATGTTGTCATTGCGAATCCCCCAGTGAGTGTCCGTTATCAGTGCTACCTTCATTAACCATCTCCAACTTCTTTTTCTTTTCAAGTTTCGCAGCTGCGATCTTATCCTCAAAAGCTTTAATCACGTTATCAGTATGCTCGTTTGTATTCATGACAGCACCGTCCATGTGGTCTTCCATAAGGAATGTATTCTGATAGTTCTTGTGCTTAATATAAGACTGCTTCTTCTCCATCGTGATCCTTCGAATAAAAGCATTCCAAGCAATCTGTGTAAAATAAGCAAATGGATTTTGTGTTCTTGTCGGGTCAAAGTTACTAACCGATGCCACACAGTTCTCGATGCCGTCAGATATCATGTCGTCTCTATAAGAGTAGTTCATGAAGTTAGGCTTAGTGGATAGCTTCTTACATATGAGCAATAAACACTCACCTATATATCTTGGAATCTGTGGTCTATTTCGACCCTCTACTTCTGCCAACTTACAAGCTTCTTTGTACTTAACCATCTCCTCGTACATAGTCTTGTTATTGACATAGTGTTTTCTAGGTTTAGCTACTTTAACTGACATTTATTATACCTCTAATTTTACTGTGTACGTCTTGTACTTGAACTGCTCCTCATTATAGATCTTAATTCTCTCGGCAAAGTGCTTCAATGTGGTGTTCTGCTTCTTCTTATAAGTCAAGTCATCGGCTATGTCATATAGAGTAGCCATGTCTTTATCCTCGGCAGTTCTCAATGCCCTGCC